AACACCTTTGTCAGTTTCACGATTACCTGCCGCTACAATTGCAACACCTTTTGGCAATACATAAGTACCAACACGGCGATTAAGAACCAATTGAAAAGCCGCTGCCTGTGTAGCAGGAGCCGCAGAATTCAATTCGTCCAAGAACAGGATAGCAGTAGATTCTGGATCAGTGGGCAATTCAGCAGGAGGAGCCCATGTCATAGTATTTGAATTGCTATTGTAATAAGGGATACCTTTAATGTCAGTGGGTTCCCAAAGACTTAAACGAACGTCAATGACTTCACGAGCCTGCTCGTCACCTAGTTGTTTGATAATATCGGATTTACCAATACCGGGAGGACCCCACATGAATACAGGACGTTGCTTTTTCAAACATTTACGGATTGCTAGTTTAGCTTCGTTAGGGCTAACAGTACGATTTGAGGAAATTTTCTCTGCCATAAAAAACTTTCAGTGAGTTAGTTAGTTAAAATACTATAGCCGTTTGCTGTAGTATGTATTAATTATACGGCATTTTAGTTCTATTGTCAAGTACTTTATTGTTTTTCAGCAAATCTCTTTTGTGCTCTTTGTAATTTTTGGAGATTTCCAGCAAAAAGAACTAGTTGGACAGCCATTTTTTCTCCAAAAAGATATATTTCTTTATGAGTTATATAAAATGGACAATCAATATTCCGGTCTATCCAAAGTAAAAGAGAGTTATTAACATAAATGGACTCGTCAAATTCTACCCTGTGATGTTTAATACCAGCATCAACTAAACATTCAAACCCTTTATCAGTGAGCCACAACCCACCTTTTTCTTTAAGTCTGATATTTTGCCAAAATACTTGTACTAGTTTTCTTATAGATTTATCGTCAGTAGCAAGCCCGAGCTGTTCTGCTACATATTTGGTAATTTTAAGTTTGGGATTCATCGGTGATTTTCTCACCTGTAGTTAATTTATACACAGAAAAATCAGTAGTATTAAACATTTTGTTTAACTTTTCCGCCAAATTAAAAGCATGTCCGCTATTAGCAAATGATACTTTCTTATATTTTGGACCTACTTCCTGAGCAACCATGCTACTAGTTTTTAAATTGATAGGTTTATCTTGATAAAATACAGACCAAACGGCGTCAGATTCTAAAACTTGATCTGTTTTATATGATTTTTTGTTTGTTATTTCTAACAATACATTAGGTTTAGGTCTTGACATTATATACGACTCTCCGAAAAGTGCGTATATATTTATCGGATTTTTAAAACTTTCCACCATCCATTTTTACTTCAATATTAGAAGATGCAGAAGAAATTTGATCTAATTGACCCGCTAATCTTGTCATTACTACTGCTAAACTATTTTGCAGGTCTGTTGCTTCTTTTATTGTTAAAATAACAGTCTGCTGATTACTTTTTATAGCAATCCTAGCCTTATCTAAAAATTCTTCAATGGGATATGTGTTTAATTGTTTCATAATTTATTAATTGTGTTCAAAACATTCTTCATTTCTTGTTCTGTTTTGTAAGGTCCGTGAAATGGATAACGTTCTAATGTAATTAATTTAGGGCAAAAACTTTTAACCCAACCCTTGCGAAATTGAATTACATAATATCCTGCACAATATTGACTTTTACTCTTTGAACTTTTAGCATATAATGGTAATTTTTTCTTTACATTATATACAGGTTCAAACGGTTTTGAGCTACAAGGGTAATTATAAATGGTATATGTAAGGGGCTCTATTTCAAACTTATTTTTGGTATTGGTGTTATCAAGATAATCAACTATATCTTTATAACTTTTAATATTAATCATTTTACCATTACGTAAAAAAATATATCCTTTTTTATTTTTAGCAATTGACCCTATTTTTTTACCTGAATCCTCGATAATCCATTCTTTATTGGGTATTAATACTTTTGAAATTACTGCGTTCATGCTATGTACCTTGCGTTTAATGGTTCTGCATAACTTTGTACTTGCTCGCTAATCTTGACTAGATCATATTCAGAGCACAATTTAAGCAATCTTACTCCAACTTGTGGAATATTTTTTTCTGCCGTTGTAGCAGTTTTAATTGTTTCTTTAATCAATGCCTTAATGTTATCTGGTTGTGCTGTTAGATCACACAATACAACATTACGTTGATAGTCGTCTAATACACGATGTTCAACACCTTCGTGATCTGACCAACGCTGCAACATGAGATTGTTCCAATTGTATCCGCGGCTTTCACGATCGGCAAACGCATCACGGAGACCAACTTTATTCTTTGTGCCTTTCTCACGCACACCTGGATACGCACTAAAGATATTGTCGGAGGTATCACCTCGCATACACTTCTCAAATAATAGCCATGCTGGATCGGGCGCGCCTTTTGGCAGATTAGTTTTTTTATCTTTAACAGACCTACCCTTTTCATCAAAGTATCCTTCGTGTGTGGTTGTAATCTGCATGACACCATTATATTGCTTGACGTTGGGTGCGATCAATTGTGCGAAGTCGCCATCTGTCGAGATGATAATATGGGTATCAGTTGGGTGACTTTGTATCCAACCTGCAATTAAATCATCCGCTTCTAATTGTGGATGTTGTAAAACTGTGCAGTTAGTTTTATTAGTGATATAATCTTTAAACTGATCAAACGTTTCCCAAAATACACGATCTTCTTCTGCCTCTCTTGGACTTTGAGCAGCACGAGCTTCTGTACGTTGTCGCTTATAAGGAGCATATACATCCTTGCGCCAGCTACGCCCCTCTAAAAAGAAGATAACGTGATCACCTTTGAAGTCTTTCCATGCCTTACGCACACTACCCAATACAGTGGCAAGACTCATACCGATCTTATCATTAAGATCGCCACGAGTGGCATGCCGAGCACGGAAGAATGTATTTGCTGTATCTACAAGAATATATGTTTTGTTCATTAAGAAACTTCCGATCTGCCGTCACCTAAATTATTGACATTAATATAACCACTACCACGACGATCCATATTTACACCAGCTTCGGATCCAATATTTCTACATAGATCTTGGAACCAAAGATCAACTATTGCTTCTTCAGTATCGCCTTGATATCCGTTACTTTTCAATTGTAACACAAAATACTCATTCCAGTCAAGCTCAAAAAATCCATTCCGAATATTATCTTTATTAACATGAGTATCTAATACTGCTACCCAGGGTTCTTTCTTTTCAGTAGCAATTTCTTTTGGAGTCTTTTTTATTTCTTCAACTATTGGAACTTCTTTGGGATCTGACAACTGCACTTCTGCTTTAATACCTAATAATTTTTTTAAAAACTCTTTCATCATATTTCCTTTTATTTTATTGATTACAAAATCAATTCTGTTAAATCACTAGATTCTCCTAGTGTTCCTTTTAAAAATGTGTTAAACGATAAACTAAGTCGCTCTCGGTCATCTTCTTTATTTTTCACAAAATGTATTAGTGTAGATGGAAATAAAAGTAAGTCACCATTTTTTACAGGTATATTCCAAGTTTCACTATTAAATGGAGTCCATTTATCTGGAATATACCCTATTGTTTTATGTGGATAAGTCACTTCAAAAGTTATCGAATCCGTTTCTTGATTAACATCAAAATAAAGTACTCCACTAATAAAACTATTATGATGATAATGTTTATGATGATGCTCATTGAGACGAGTGTAATTAAACCAAGATTGAGTTATATAAACTTCTAGATCTTTATTTTTAGGTAATGGATTAGAATTTTCTAAATATAAATTTATATTGTTTAATATGAACGATTTTATATCTGTTAAGTAAATGCTTTGTAATACATATCTACTAGCAGAAACTGCATTACCTTTATTCTTGGTAAAATCTAAAGATTTTACAAAGTTAATTTCATCATTAGTAATACTTCTATTTAAGTTGGTAATTCCTAACGGTATAGGGAACAACCCTTGAATATTCATTATGTGCCCCACTCGTTTTTAAAAAGTGGTACCTGTAATCGATCACTATATCGTAATCCGTGTTTCATTGCTAGCAATGCCACATTCTTATTGTTCATTGCATAAACACTTTCCACCCCACCTACTGGCATTAGATAAACATGTCCCATAAATCCAGCCTTACGATATTCAGCAATGGCACGTTTTGCATCTGCAAAATCTTCTTCTGTAGCAATAACAAACTTTAAATATGCTGTGCCATATTCTTCATACTCACATACACGCTCGGGTTTAATAGCATCTTCCCATGGCTCACCACTACAAGGCAATTTGGCACTTACACTGAATGTAACGTCTCTATAAAAGTCAATATCATCAGAATGGTATTTCCATGTATGCAAATATTGTTTGAATTCTGTGGTTAATTTCATTGTGCCATTTGTCTCAAAGGTAATTTCTTTAAGACCTTTCATCTTAGGATGCTTTAACAGATCTGGAAATTGTTTTTGCCAACCTAGTAATGGCTCACCACCTGTAATAACAAGATGTTCGTCGCGCCATTCACCAAATGGAAGTATTTCCATGATACGTTCTACAATTGCATCTGTAGTTAGCAATGGGCTTAGATCCTTAAAACGTGGATCCCAACTAGCATAACTATCACACCCTGTGCTAACTAGTGGAAGTTGTTTGTAATCGTTATATTTTGTTGGATCAACGTTATTTGCTTCTTCACTTTTTTCGCCACGTGGCATACCAAAGCCTGCACATTTAAAGTTACATCCAAATGTACGTAGAAACACACTAGGGACACCCATATAACGGCCTTCGCCTTGGATGCTATAAAATAATTCTGCGATCTTGATTTTGCTCATATTATTCCTTGATAAGTAATTATATACTTTTATTTAGAAAAGTCAACCCTATTGAGTAAAATATGCGAACCGAAATAAATTGGAATTTAAATAATTTTTGTAAATCACAATGCACATATTGTCCTACTAGATTTTGGGGAGGTGATACACCACATCATATATCTGAATATTTAGAAATTACACAAAAAATAATAACTCATTACACATCATTGGGTAGAGAAATTGATTGGATATTTAATGGTGGAGAACCTTTAG